TTATCTATCTCATCGAATATGATACAAACTGGTATGTCTTCCAGCATTTTTATCATTTCTTTAAAATCTTTCGGGTGGAAATATTTATCAATTAATATGATAGGAAGAGTTGACTCCAAAGCAATTTGTTTTGCCATAATTGTTTTACCAGAACCTTTAAGACCAGATAACATTACACCCAATACACCTTTGTTCATATTTTCATACTGGTTTAATACTTTTTGTTTAAAAGTATTATTCCTTTCCGTACTATATATTTTGCTAGGCATTATAAAGTTTGGCATTCTAACTAAAATGATTTCGCCATACTCGTCGATGTCGGCCTTATATACTTTGCTATTTTCTAATGAATATTCTTCACCACGAATGTTGTCCTTAAATCTTATTTCGTCTCCGTTTTTTATGAAGTTTTTTTGCATGATTTCTGATTTAATAATTCTTGAATCATTTCGTCTACCTGTTTGTGATTTCTCACTAAATAACACTTCATTTTACTGTTGTGTCTTTTCAGGTAGTATTTGAAAAGTTTATAACGCAAAGGGAAACTGTCGCCAATTAATCCTTTACACTCTACTACAAATCCTTTCCCGATAAAATCTGGTAGATATGTAATAGCTCGAATTTTTTCACCCATGTATTCAAACTTAGGCAATAGTTCAAAATGCTTTGGCTCATATTGAACAGGTATCCCTGCTTTCATAAAAGCTTCATAAGTATAGCATTCGAGTTTACTACGGAAACGTAGACCATACTTATCGACTCTTGTCGCATTTTTAACTCTCCCTTGACCTCGCATATTTTACAGAATAAGCTCCGTCTTTATCAAAATAGACATTAATTATCTCATTTGATTTTTTATTTAGTACACTAACAAAAGAGTGTACTTGTCCTTCGAAGAGTTGAACTTTTATCGTTTTTGTTTTTATTGCTTTCCAGCATACTAGTTCGTCATATAAATAACAACCTAGTCCACTACCGAGTAAAGCAACAAACGTTAATAAAATAAAATTAAACATAGTTTTCTAATGTTTTTGATAACCATTTGTTTACTTGGTCAAATCCATTTAGTTTTATTGCATCAGATAAATCTTTTGCTTTAAATCTTTTATGAATAAAAAATGCATCTAATTTATACTGTTTACTATATTGTCTAGCCTTCAACATCCCTGTTTTATCTCTATCGTATAGTATTACAATATTTTTCCACTTATTTTTTAAGTCTTCTAATATATCTTCTGGTATAAAAGAAGTTTCACTTGAAGCAGCTATTGCATTAAATCCCATCTCATAACAACACATAACATCTTTCAATGATTTTGTGATTATTAGTAGATTACCTCCGTCGATAGGTATTTCGGATAGTCCCTGAACATGCGAATTTGTCAGATTCGAACGCCATTTAGTATACTTCGACGCTAGTGGTCGATAAATCTTAAACTTATCTAACACTTTATATGCATACATAGGACTATCTTCTTTGTAGATTCCTTTGACGATTCTATTACAAAGAAAGTATTTAATGCTAAAAACTTGATATTTACGTAAAGTATTAAGAGATATATGAAATTGCTTCCAAAACCTCTTATCTACTTCCGTAAACGGTTGTCTCACTATTCCTATGTCTACTATATGTTCTACCGTAGAATACGTATGATTTTTTACTATCATACTTGGATTAGTTTTTTTGACTATACGTAGAAGTTCTTTTTCTAGCTCTTCTCGTGTATCTATTTTGGCCATCAACTTAACGAATTTAAATGAGTTACCTCCTTCGCCAGTTCCGTGGTCTTTAAAAAATAAACCTCCTTCTTTTCCTCTAAATATTGCAAATGATGGATTTTTATCTCCATCTCTTAGAGGTGAATTAATTAGCTTATTTACTTTAATAGAACCTAAATAATAAGTGTAAATGCTTTCATCGTCTAACATAGACAACAAATCCCGTAAACTCATGGTTATTGCGGTTTTTGTACTATACATTGACTTATAAGTTCTTAGTTAGTGTGAGTAATGAAGGATTCGAACCTTCCTAGTTCCTATATTATTACTCTAATTAGCCATTCTTTTTTGTTCTAAGCCACTCAACACTGGGAGGTGATGAAATGTGTTAGAGAGCTGTATTAAGCGCTTAAAACGCAAAAGAATGGCCTTGTGGAGGTAGTGGGATTCGAACCCACGTCTTTCAGAGTTATTATATGTTTTCGACATGCTTAAAATTATGAAGAAACATTTTGAATCCCAAATAATTACATTACATATACAGTTACTTTGGGTGGTTCTGTGTAATGTGCGCTAAATTTACTATTATTCAATTAAGCTGCAATTGACAAAATAACGTTGTCGGTTAATTTTATTGTAACTATATTTAAGAGCTGTTACAAGCTCTACATGCTTACATATCTTCCGTCTAAAATCAAAGCCAAATACCCCCATAATGCAGTAGATAAACTTGTTATCTCCAACCTCCATCCTCATAGATGGTCTGCAAGATATTACTTTGAAAACTTTTAAAATATACTTATTCGCGAGTTTTTCTACTTCTACTTGTTTTCTTTTCATACTCCACCCGCATCGAATTGTACACATTCTAACTTGGGTTAATTACACCAGACTGCATGTTGTGGTAACATTGGAGTCGAACCAATACTCTCCTTTTATGAAGAGGCTTCTGAAGCTATTACCTGAAAATTACGGATATTTTTCATATGTTATTTTTTTACGTTTCTTATTATATTTTATAACTAGTCTGATAAAATGCTTTGCTGCATCTATGTCAGTAAAATAGTCTAATACACTATAACCAAGTAGATGTTTTAATATAATGCATTCATCGAACGCCATTTGTGTTAAATGTAGTATTTTTCGATTGAATTGCTTCATACATACATCATTCCATTCATATATATGGTATCCATTTATTTTATAGAAGAATTTTACATATAATCCTAGCCAATTTCGCTTTAATATAACATAATGAACATTACCTTCTCCGTAATCAATCTTTTTAATTTTAAATTTCATATGAAATAATTTAAGTTAGTGGCAATACACGGAATCGAACCGCTAATCTTTTTACAAAGAAATCTCCAAGACTATTGCCTGAAACTAATACTAAGTTTCACAAACAAAACGTTTTATAAAAACACTCTGTTTGGTGACACGGAGGGGAATCGAACCCCTCTACTACAATACAACAATAAATAAGAAACCTATGATTAATCAACTTTTTTGTAGTTCCACATTCGTGTCAGTTGGGTTTTTACAGAACCCTTAACTGGATAGTTTTAGAAAGGCAGGTCACTATCAGCTGCTACCGTTTGTTTTGACTCTTCGTCAGCTACAATTTGTCGTTCGAAAGTGTCGCGAGCAAACTTCTTAATTTTAGAGTCTTCTACTGTCATTGGCTCTACAAAGATACCATTAGATGATACTTTTGTGTAGTTACGATTATCGTAAACTACTTTTAGACGCAAAGCTTTCTTTGTATTAATCATCGGGTCTAGTTGTTTCTTAACCCAATCAATCATCTCCTTAAAGGTACTAAAAGAACCTTCGATTGCAGGATAGTAGCAGTTTATAATCTGCATAATACGACCGAACTGCAAATCATCTCGACGTTGCAAATCTTCGTCGGTTTTAATCCACATGTTCTTTTCGTTTTTCCATTCTGTAATGCTAGCGGTTTTTCCGTCAACATCTTCGAAGATAAACTCTAAAAAATCTTTATCCGTAGGCGATTTACGCACATTTACTTCTTTCAAAGTTACGTTTTCGTTAATACCTGCGGGCATATAAGCAGAAGTAAATTCTTGCTCTTGTGTTACGGCTGTTTTCGTATTGTACATAATTATTGACTTATAAGTTCTAAATTTGTTTTTAATCTTTATAGATTCTATCCCAATACGTAGTGATAGAACCATCTTCGTTTCCAGTGGCGATTACTATATCTTTACCAGCAATATGCTTAGCTCTTGCTTCCATTATAGTTTCATCTGTACCTCCTTTAAAAGAGATATGGGTTTCATTTCCCTTGCGGTATATGTATCCTACTGCATCAGATAATCCACATATAATTTTACCAAGTTTGCCGACAAGGTCTATCTCCTTAGCGGTCACTTCTTCGCCATCTTTCTCGATAATGCTATCTTTGACGTGCCCGATGAGAATGAACTCATCACACAAGTCTTTAAACATATCTATAACCTTTTTAACCGCGTCTCGTAGATACTTATATCCAGCACCGCGAGGTAACGTTGTTACGTCATCTCCTTTCCAGTTCTTTCCAAGTTCGGTTTTCCTATCATTTATATTCTACTGTATTCGCAACTTACAGTACGCTTTCGCTGCTATATGTTACCATATAGATTAGACTATATCATCTCCTTTTGTAATTAAACAGTCAGGAGTCCCCCACTTCCACTACCGTTGGCTTGTAGTGTACTCTCTTTCGAGATAGTCGTTGAACTTTCATTATGATGTAAAATATATATTCTTTTTATTTTATCAAAAAAGACGTCCGTTGTAAATTTATTTTTCATTAAATTACATGTTTTACAACAAGGTACACAATTGTCTAATTCATACCCTTTTTTTGAATCAATTCGGTCTATTCCGTCACAATTTTCCATTCCACAATAAAAACAAGACGAATTTATTAATTTATACACATCCTCGTTTGATAAATTAAATTCTATTTTTCTACATTTTGCGTTTCCTTTTATAGAACCAATTCTTCTACGAAAATGTCTTGTTGCAGCATATTTATTATCTGCGATTTCTTTTTGTAAATCTGCGTAACATAATTTACAGCTTTTTCTATCTTGTTTTCCTTTTCTTCCAAATACAAATAATGAATCCGCTCTTAAAATACTATATTGTTTACATCTGTTACAAAATACTTTAAAATACGTTCTTTTTACTTGTCTTTGTTTATCATATGTTTCGTGGTCAATTCCTAATACTTGTATTACACCGAATGTTTTTCCTATATATTTTTCTTGTGTTTCTTTTTTCATAATGCTTAGCTTCTGATTTTCTTATTCTTAATAATACATATATAACGTACTATTAGGAAAAGAGGTTTCAGAAATTCAAGGGATTTTCATTAAATATTTCTACCTAATGCTCCAAATTTCAGAGTTGTGCTGCGAACGATAGACAAATATCTTCTAAACGCGTAGCATTGTCAATGGTTATATGTTTGTAAAAGTTTTTTCCTACTTCTTCATTTTTAGCGCGAATTGCTTGTGCAGCTTCGCCTAATTCGCTTATAGTTCTACATTGTATTGACATTGCATCAATAAACGTAGAACCGCCTTCTAGGTCTATAATCAAATTATTTTCTAGCTGTGCTACTGCTGACGTTTTGCCAGATTTAGGTAATCCGTATATAATTAAATACTTCGGATTTGTAGACTTAGCTGGAATTTTCGTTGTAGGTAATACTAACATGTATATTATTTCTTAATGTTAATTGAAATGTTTTTACCAGGAGCAAAGATGTCGATAATAATCTTCTTCTTAGGTTGCTCCAAGTTGTTTAGGAACAGTTCGTCTTCAAACTCTTCGTATGAATAAATGTCAGTTCCAATCTGAACTTCATCATCGTAGAAAATGATAATAGTTCCGTTGTTTGTGATATACTTCTTACCAAACTTAAACGGAAAGTTTGTCTTTGACTTAATAAGATTTACAAGATATGCAGCGTACGTGCTTAGACCATACTTAATACTCGTATTTGCCTTGAATGCTTCTTCTACTGCCTTATCTGTGGCTGTTTTGGTCAAATATGTGTTTGTATTAATTACATTATTAAGTATAATATTATCAAGAATCTTAGAATAGTCTGTTTGTTTAGCATACTTGGGAAAGTTGTTAGTCTTCTTGGTTTGCTTACTGTTGTTGGTAGAAGTAAAATTGAATGTGTAAAGTTTCATATATGTCAGCCTAATAAAAATGTTAATACTTAATGCAGTATTAACTCTCAATCAGATTATTGAACGCTAGGTCGTTTTCAAATTCTAGTATACATGGTTTACCTGCATCTCTATTTTTAAGTAAATGCATGTATACTTTATTATAAGTAGGTAAAGCGTTTGGACCATATTCTTGTATGTTCAATATTTCTGGTCGATGGATTACGAATACATAATCGCTTGCTTGAAATACTGCATCTGATGAAGAAATATCACTTCTCATAGGATAATGATGTAACGAGTTGTTAATTCGTTCAGGAGTTTCTATGTTTCTATTCATTTGAGCTATTTGTATAACCGAAGTGAGAGGATATTTTTTCGCTTGAATGAATACTTTTTCAAGTTCACTAATTGTTTCTATAACCGAACCTACTTGTTTTGTCAATAAAGTATGGTCATAGAATATAATGAAGTATTTATTCGTACCTTTTACGTACGATTCATAGAACTCTTTTATTATTTCACTTACTTGTGTGGCAGTAACTGGTACATCTACAAAGTAGATAGGATACTGCTTTAACTGATTGGAAACTTTAATGACTTCACTAAAAGTTTTGTCATCTAGGTCCTTTTCAGAACTATACAGAGTCGAAGTCGTTTTTCTAAGTTTATTAGATAGCGTCCTTCCAACTTGCCTAAATCCAACCATCTCTAATGAGAAATTAAGTATAATAATATCTTTATCCTTATTTAAATCAATTACATCGGTTTGCATCAAGTTTGTAACGCTTGATTTACCGCTTCCAGAAATACCTGCGATAGTATAAACCGTATTAGGTTCAATACCACCCATACATTGCTTATTGAACTTCTCCCATCTTGTTTTTAAAGAATCTATATCGTGATTTTTTCTACCTTCAATATAATTTATAGCTTCTTGTGCTACACTAGACATAGGTCTAATGAGCTTAGATAAGTTCTGTTCCATAGGATTGTGTCTGGGTTGTTTCTTCGTGGCGCATTTCTTCTTCAATTTCTTCCCACTGATGGTCAACTAACCATCTCCACATAGTCTTCATATAACCTAATTTGCCTTGTTGAGCTTTTTTAGCTAACTCTTTTTCAAGGCATTTGTTGATGTGTTCCGCCATAGTTTGGCTGTTACCAACGTAGGTATTATATAAATGTCTGCATTTATGTATATTAGTTCGAAGGTAACCTTTCGTTCCATCTGGTCTATCTACATAAACTGGGTACATCTCAAAGAATAAGTCAAAATAAGCTTTACTAGGTTTAATATAGTTGAGCAACTTGTCTGTTTCTTTGTATGTAATTGACCCACCTCTCTCTATCGAGGTGAGCAGTCCTTGTTGAACTAAGCATGATATTTCGTCATCGTCGATAAGGCTGACAATTCGGCGGACGTCTTGATTATTGGCTTTTTGATTCTTATCCAATACCATACTTAGGAAAAGTAATTGATTCAAATTTATTTTTTCTGGAATATCCAGAAGCTTTGTGTTAATTTCAATAATCATTCTCTTATACTCTAAGGTTACCGAGTTAATCATTAAATAAATCTAACTGTCTACATTCAAAAGCGTGAATAATTTTCTTCGCTTCACTAATATAATATAGATAGTTTAGATGTCTCTCCCCTATCGGCTTACTATCGAATTGGTTCAAGATTGTTACACCAGATTTTGTGAGCATATTAATCTCTTTTCCTTCTGGTGAAACTTTAAATAACGAATAATCATTCGTTGATGCGTAAAATCTATTAATACGTTGTACAGGCTTTTCTCCATGTATAACTTTAAACTTTCTGTCGCATTTTTGTGCCATAAGAAAGTCACAGATGTTTTCATCTTTCTTAATAAATTCTGACACTGGTTCTTTGTTTACAAAATAGTTTATCACCGCCTTTGGTATTACGGTTGGAGTTAACCCTTTCCCAAGGTTGGTGCTGGTGATAAACATACCTTTCTTTTCTATCAGTTTCTTGTCCCTAGACTGAGAGAAACCATCAATGACACCGAAATAATCATTAATTGCGTACTGATAAAACGCTTCGTATCTATCTGTTTCAAATGACAAGCGTGTCAATTGCTCTATTTCTCTAATACTCTGCCCTACTTGTTCGGCTTTGTCTTTTTTCGCAATATACACCACTCCGTCAGTGTTAACTTGTACAATCTTACAACCTAACTCTAATAGACGCTCCACTAACATTAACAGGACTAATTGTCCGTTAATTCGTATTTTAAATACTGACAATGGGTCGTACATCCAACTTGTCTCTTGTTGCATTTTCCCCGTAACAGCGTTCAAGGAAAGCTTTAATACTTTATCCTTCAACTTCTGTTTGATACGTTTGGCTTCTATGCGCTCATTGTAAACTGCGCTGTACACCTGCCAAAAATCTTTACCTAAATGTTGTGGTATCCATCCGTATTGTATAATAAAGGACGGATACATTGATGCTACATCGCTGTGTCCAATGTATTCATCTGCATTAGGAGTGAAGATTCTAGGAGTATGAATAGAATGTATTCCTCCTACTCCAATAGAATAGCACACATTTGAGAGAACAAACTTCTTCTCATAGCCTTTGCGTTCTTTTGTGTAGACGACTTGGGCTTTCATCTCGTCAAGAACGTCTTTTAAAATCGGATTTTTAAATTGTACGATAGGTAATATTACATCTTTTAATGCAATATAATCCATTGGACTGCTTAATGTTTTCACATATTCTTTGTCTAGATTTGTAGCTTCACAATACTTTTTCAATAGTAAAGTCTCACCAATCTTAACACCATCCATAGATAATGCATCAATGTCATATTCTTGTCGTATATATTCTCGTAATTCTATATCAGATTTTAATCTGTTTAATAACTCCGTAGTAGAATCAACATCATTAATGTTGTATGCAATCATTTCGTCAATTTCAGAATCTGCCAAGTTGTCGTTAAAATCTCCTGCATATTCTTTTACGTTAGGATAATGCATAGTTACTTGCATTTCCTTTAAGCCCACACGTAATTTTGAACTAAATTGCATTGTAAGTAAGTCCATAGAAGCAAAATTATACATGTACTTCCACTTCTTAAATGGACTAATGTCTTCCTCAGACGTAATTATTGTTTGTGAAAGATTAAAAATAGATTCAGCTACTCTCAATCGAGATTTTGTTTCTATTACGTTAATTATATCAATAATATAGTTTATAACTACATCATCGAAGTGTTTATTGTTATATCCACAAAATAGATAAGTATTAATATGAAAAAAATCAACTAATTCTCTTAGCTGATTCTTTCTATTACTTAACTCAAAAAAGTATAATCGACCTGTTTCTGTATCTTTACACGTACAATGAAATACGTTAGGGAAAACTTCTATGTCATAAGTAATGACGGTTTTGTTTCGTATAATCATTGCTTCAAGAGTCTAAATTATGCGGAAGATAGAGGATTCGAACCTCTGAGCCATTTCTGACTGACAGTTTAGCAAACTGCTGGTTTAAGCCACTCACCCAATCTTCCAAATGTTTATAACAATCCAGTTCTTACCGCATGTAAACTACCAAGGTGGTCTGTAAATGATTTATTACAGCTCCTATACCCCTCAGGTGGTGCGCGCTCCCACGCTCAAATTGCTATAAACTAAGACTTAGTGTTTTATCACATAGTCTTTGACGTGGTACTTCCACCACTTCTTTTCAACATTTAATTGAATAATTCGCTTTGTGCTGTCTGTGTCATAATAGAGCAACTGCACTGGTTTATACTCACCAGTTGAGTCAAGTACTTCACGTAAGTCTGTAACTCTGACATTCTTCGCTGGAAGACTATCAACCTCCGTTATTACTTGTTTAACCTCTGGACTGTCTTGTTGAAGAACAGAACCATAGTTGTACACAGCTGCTCCTGTAATGTAGACCACAATGGATGCTAACATACCTAGAACAAACACTTTTACAAAATTGATTTTTTTCATCTTTTTGTTGTTTGAATTTATTAAATGTTACATTGAGACTTATGTCTCTCTGCGCGGAGAAGGTAGGATTCGAACCTACGAGCCGTGTTACCGACCGACGGTTTTCAAGACCGTTGCATTTAACCACTCTGCCACTTCTCCAAATGCTCTCCCGTCGAAGAGCCAAACAACAAATATACTTTCATAAGCATCTAGCAAAACAGTACATAGAATTTGATTACCGTACTTATTACGGAACTTGTACTTGCTTCACACGCTAATCATTCGATGGTCAATTCACTTTACGTATCTATAAGTTTATGATAAGTTTACTTAAAGAATTATTACGTATTGCTACTTATGTTTCACGTGTACTTTAAGGCTGATGTAGACCATTATCAGCGTATATTTACCTATCTTTGTTGTTTATATTATTATTCGTCCACAGCTATTAACTTTATCGTAAAACCATGCTGAAATAAAACCTTTTGTGCGATGTTTATCTACAATTGATTTAATTCGTAACATAGGTTTACTGTTAATATCCATGTCGTTTATGCTTTTTGTTGCTAACTCTTTTATTTTAATTTCAGCAATATGTTGTGAATAATTAGACCCATTATTAATGTCTGAATATATTCTAAAACGTATAGAATTGAAAACATATGTTGCTTTAACTTGTTTTTCTATACGTTGTAATGCTTCTTTTTTACGATTTTCCCATTCAGGTAAGTACTGGTTTGCAAATAAATCTCTATCATCACACGGCTTAGGATTGCGTTTAATCCATTTATTTAGCTTGTGTTTAGTATAAAGTTCTAGTTTACACTCCCCCCTTACCCCCCATAAGATACTGTTCTTTTTCGTAAGTTCTTTCATCTCTGAATCTACTCTGAAATAGTCCGTTTGTGTACCCCACGACTCCTGGCGTTCTTCATAGTTGTATTGTTTACCACTAGTAAGCATATACCAAGGAGTTTTTCGTTTAGTGTTTTTATGTCCACTGAAACTTTTTTTAAGAAACTTCTCTCGTTTTTTCTTAATGTTTTTATAGTTAACGAGGAAACTATACCCTTTTGGTTGCATTTCGTTTTTCATTTTGATAATGTTTAATACTGTTTATTTTCGTTTTAAGACACTCAAATCAACAAATCAATAGATTAGTCCAAAAATAAATTTGAGTGGCACAGAAGCGCTTAAAATAGCCTTAAACGCGTTGTAAACTTAGACAGAGTCGAACTGTCGCATAAAGCTGGCCCGAAAACCATAAGTTTTTTCATAGTTTGTATTACAAAGCTGCGTAAATCTTAAATTTGTCAGCAATATAGTCGTCTTTTATTTCAATTGCTGTGTGGTCGTTAAATTCTTTTAGGTTTGCATCAAACTTATTAGCCAACATTTGTTGTTCCTTAATAAGCTGTGCAATCTTTGCAGAAGTAAACGTTTCTGTCTTAGAAAGACCATTTTTGCCCTTTTTAGCCTTTTCAGAAGGGTTAATTGTAGAAATCATCTTCAACTGAGCAATAGCTTCCTTCGCTTCACCAGCGGCAAAAATGCTATAATTGTTGGTCTTCTTAAACTCTTCATAGTCGAAAGTCGTAATTCCATTGTTAAGGTAATTCAACATTGCCTTAATAATGATACGTTTTTCAGCCATCTGTGTTATTTCGTTGTATAGAGCTTTCAGGTCATAACCAGAACCTAGACCTGAGGCCTTAGCCTTCTTAGATATTACATTTTCAGTACGGATAATCTTCCAATACTTAGTAATATTAGTGTCTAGTTCCTTACGAATGTTAATAATATTTGCAGAGTTCAAATTGATGTTCTTATTCATGATTTAATAATTTTTGATGTTAAACTTAAAAATAATAATACATGAATTTGAAAACCGCTTTACCTTGTTCCTTTATTAGGAGTCGCACCTAATATATTATAAAGTTGTTCCGCGGGGAGGCACTTTCCGCAGGAGTAATCCCCCCCTTTCTCCGCAGAGAATGGAATAACTAATATAATGTTTTGTTTTGGATATAACTCTTAATTGGCGAAATAAGAAGTTTAGTATTCGTTAATTGTTAGCTGGGTGTAGCTTAACCTTCGGTACAATTCACATACACCCCTGACCGCAGTGAGTGCTAATTCAAGTTCCGAAAACCTATTATTCCTGTTTCTAACTCAATGTTGAGTTTGTCTCCAATACTATCTACAAAAGGAATTGTTTTTCTTATACCGTTTATGTTAATTGTAATCTCACGGTTCTCATTAAATGAAAGATTGTCAAACGAATGGGGCACCAGGCCTTTACCCTCTCCCAAGGTCTCCGTTTGTTGGTATCCAGCACTTTTCTGAGCTACGTGTGACCAGCAATCAAATAAGCGTCGTACTACACAATCGTAGTCTTTGCTACGAATGGATTTCTTTACTATCTCTAAGGATAAACCGTTGAGAATAGCCTTGTTGTTGAGACCGCTAGACATATCGACTAGCGCGTCCCATACTTTTAGAGCAAAACTGTCAAAAGGAATTTTGTCCTGACAGTTGATGAGTTTGTTCCACCAAATACAGTTTGTTTTACCTAGAACAATGGTACCAGATTCTAGAATAGAACAGTTTTTATACTTATCAGACTCCGTCGAGTTTTCAAGTATTTTCTCTGATATTTTGGGGTCAGTCATCAATACCTGGATTAACAGCTTGCTCGATTCCGAAACAAGCTTTTCCATCAGTCTTACTCCTCAGTCGTTTTGATGTTAATGTTAACCTCTGTTCCACGCGACACAGGTGCGGGAGTAGAGTTCACCATCTGAGACATGTACGTTTCAACCTTCTTCTGGTTTTCGTCTATTGCTCGACGAGCCTGCTTAATTGCAGTTTCTAGCTCTTTAATCAAGCCTTCTGCTCGATTGATTTCAGCTTGGTTCATGCGATTGAGCATCGCAGCCAAGTTTTCAGGGTTTGCGAAGATAACATTCTTGTTGTCACCACGCAATGACTCTTTCAGTGCGTTTTCGTTAACCTCACCTACTTGCGTCATGTTGCTGTCAACAGGCAGCACAACCTCATCGTCCGTTCCCATATTGAAGATAACAGAATTGCTACCATCGGGGTTGGTTACGAAGTTGATGTTTACAACATCAAAGTCTGTCATGCGATAACGATGAATTGTCCTATTAGGCATCAAATCAACGTTACCGTTCTGCTTAGTTTGTAGTTCACGCTTAATGAAATTGGTGTCATGTTCACGCAATTCTGCTTTGAAATATTGACACCCAAAGAGAGCTCCTATGTTAGATAGTGGCTTGCGATTGTTCGCAAGTGCATTAATATTAATTTTTTCCATTTGTTTACCTTTTTGAAATTGTTATTGATTAACTAACGTAAACGCTAGTCGGAATTAAAAAAGAAGTGTAGTGCAGGCTCGGTGGCTCGACGCACCGACACACAAGTTTAGAATAAGATTCGGTTTAACCGTTCTAATGAGAGGTCGTTTACTATTTCAACAAACAAGTATTATATATCCTATCTATAAATAGTATGGAAGTCAAATACAAGGGAATCCAATGGTAGGATTAACTTAGCCTAATTTTGTTTACTTTAAACTTTAAATGCCGAAAATGCACATTCAAGTGCTTGTATTTTGTAATTTAAATTCTTAAATAAAAAACTCATACAGAATGCATTACACCCTGTTTATAAGTTTAACCCACGAAAATTGTTTTGAAAAATTGTTACTTACTTAATAAAAATTCTCTCCACACTAACCCGTAGCGCTTTTGCCATTATCAGTATACGACACCGAAAGTATGGCGACATTGTCTTTTGTAAGACTATCGGTCATATCGTTGTTTGCAGTTTTCTCAGTTGCTGGTGCTTTCAATTCTTATTCGAGGTGGCGACCAGGCCTCTCTCAGCTATACTATAACGTAATAGCGACGTTTCATTATCGAACCATCTAGCCTTCAAGGGGTATCTCGGATGCTACGGCTGTTTCTTCTCTTGGATTTTGCTTCCTCATTTATTTTATCTCGCTTTTCATTGAGAAGTGCTCGAATACTTGGGATTTCAACCCTATCCACGCTTCTTGTCACCCACAACATTCCCTTTTAATGTACACAGACAGTGTACACTAATGAGTCACTAACTCCCTATCCTTATTGCAAGGACGTACTTAGGTTCATGTTGCTGCCCATCAATTAATGGATAACTACTCTATAAATCTATAAGGATTTGCTGTCCTACTTCAATTACCGTCCACGGTTACCTATTAATGTATTCACGTTCGGCGGCTCAAACTTAGACGGAAATCGTATAGTTTATTCTGTATAATTTTTTTCAAAGTCACGGTTGGCACTCAGGCTTCCGACTCAGCTCTTTCTTACAACGAAAGGGGCACCTATCGGGGGACACCTATTTTTGTTAAACATGTTATTTACTCTCATTTATGATGCGTTTATTTCATCTCTGGTTTGTTTGTATATATCATAATGCACATTATACATACTGGTTTAATTACTCCAATAGAGATATAATGATATTATTATAATAGTGATACTCCTTGATTATTTATTACATCAAAGGTTAATGGGTCTTCACTGCCATTGGCAATATGGTATTGGAACCGATAAACCTAATTTGGTTCGGCTTGATTGTATGCAAGCGTACATTTTTTGACTGTAACGTTGTCATCGTAGTGAATAATAGCTTTTTAGTTCTATCTATCTTATATGAATAACTTACATCTTCACCTCGTCTAGCCAGGTATATTCATATTAAATCAGTGTTTGTCCGCGCACTCGTTTCGCGTAGCCTTCAAGCTTGTTAGCCCTACTTCGCATTAAGAGTCTGCCCCACTCTCCTGGTTGTTTCACTTTTATATCCCGCATAAACAACAAAAGCCTGGCGGTCATGTATCATCATAAATCAGCCGTTTTACCCACTTACTCCCCTACGCGCGTGACGAGAGGCATCCGAGTTGCACGGAACTGGCCTTACATAGGCGGCATAGTTACGGTACACCTCGTAGGTATTATCCCCCACGATATTGTTTTACTCCACATATTTTTTCGCCCCTTCATAATGAGTTTGGACCTCATGAACACTAGGCTCGACAAATGATACTGTTATTAATGTTGCGTTTGCTGCAATAGTTCCTCAATTTATAAGCGCACATAAGCGCACTACCACTTATAAATCTTCACATATTAATAATTCAACTCGTGTTACGTTACAATACAATTTGTATCAAAAAGCATTGTGTACGATACGACGTCAATTTTTACACGGCTACCTATTTTTCAAGACCGTGGTTTACGTGCTGTTCCTTACGTGTACACCACGATAAGATTATCCTAGTTCAGCATAAAGGACTGCAACTGGTTTATACACGTGTAGGGGTTTTGATGTGTCACTCTCCCCTATACAAGTTGGTTTTTCACGCCAATCATGTCTTCCGTCCTACCTTTTGAGTATCTCGCCTTTTGAGAAGGTTAACATATTCTCGGACCAAGTAATTTTTGATGTTTGAGCGATTGTTGGTTAATGAGACCTAAATCGTCTTACTATCAGTCTTCCCATGTTGGCTCTTCTTTAATTGGAGGAGCTTGAATATCAGCACGCTGTACATCATACTGATACTTGGAAGGTTTTTTTTTAGGAGTTGCTATGTAGAGAACAGGAACATACAAAGTCTTGTTAACTACTCTAACGCGCTCCTTAACGCGCTTCGATGCTACGATAGTTACCTCTGGTGACATCTGAGGTGTAGCTTTCTCAGATTCCAGTTGCTTCGCATTAAGGTCCATTTGAAGGTCCTTAGGTACTTGCACTTTTGCCAAATCAAAGTTTGGTATTGGCTGTGCATAAGCTACATTTTGTTCTTGTGTAGCTACCTCTATCTTGTTTGTTGCTAGACATATGCCAAAGATAGCAAACGCTATGCTACAAATGATAGTTGTAAAGCGTTTCATAATTTTGATAATTTAGTGAATTTATTCCACACTTCTCTTATTCGACCGATAAACGTTTTTGGTTCATCGGTCTGAACTAGTTTTTTTCAGGTTCGCTTTCTACCTTTTCTAGCTCGGTGATGTTGCTTTCGCTGTAATTAATCATCTGCGAGAGCGGAGAACGGAATAAGTTGGTAATGATACCAGCGCGTTGCTCAACGTTCTTCTTCAAAGAAGCTAGCTTAGCTTGCTTAACTTCTTCGTCTGAATAATAGCTGCTTGCAATCACGTTGAATGTTTTTACAAACATCATTTCCTTCTTTTCGTACTCAGGAATCAACCTTGTAACGAACTCTTCTGATGCGTTCGTAACATAGTCAATTACGTCATCGAAGTGTACGATGTTATTCTTCTGAGTCTCAATCTTCTTCTCTTGCTCGGCAATAGCAACTTTGTTGTTCTTCTTGTCCTTTTGGAGAACTTTGAGATTGTCCTCTATCTTCTTGATTTCAGCAGTAGCTTGTCTCTTCTTGATTTCGCATGCCCAAGTTACGAGAATCTTGACATAATCAGCCACTTCTGCATCATCCAAAGTAGGCTCTCCTGTCTCCTTGATGAGAGTTGTGTTCCTAAAATGACAGAACGCCGAAATAGGGGATTTCGAAGTTGAAGTGGTAGTGTAAAGAAAGTTGCCAATACCGCTCAATACGATAGGTGCCTCCTCAACAGTTGCTATAACTTCTTTGAGCAACTCGATTCTAGTCAGCTGTTTTACAGCCTCCCTAGTCTCATCGGTTGCGTTCACATTCTTATACTCACGCATAAAAGCAATTGCTTGCTGAATGTTTTCGTGAATATTGTTACGCTTTGACAAGAACTGCAACAAAGCTGTTGCCAGCTCTTCTTTTGTCTTTACGTCCTTCGGGTCAAGCACTTTGCTTTCTACCGCCTTTTTCTCAGCCTTCAAAGCTTTCTTTGCTTCCTCAGAAACCTTCAAGGCTTTCGATTGCATTTCTACTACTCCGTCAACTGGTGCAGGTAGAGCGTTTTCAACAATCTCTACACCAACCATTGGAGCAATCTTACGAATATTGTCAAGCGTACCAACACGCATGCGTACGGCAAAATTGCTCGTACCGTTAACAACCTCGTTCATAAGAACTGCAACCTGACCAATAGCACTTACTTCGTTAATCATATCGACAGCCTCTTGGCTCATATGATAACGAACAGCTGCATTCTTGTCTTGACGGAACGTTCTGTCCATCATAACCAGTAGGTCAACTTGTTTGTCTGGACTAAGTCCTGACGTTTGAGGGTTGAGATTCTCTTTCAGCTTACCTGTGTCGATAACGTTGATTGCAGGTTTAATCTCTTCGACCTTAGTCTCTTCAACTTTGGTTTCTTCTTTGGTTTCAGGTGCAGGAGGTACGATTTTCATCTCTACCTTCTTTTCTACCTTGTTTACTATCTTTTGGCTGTTAGCCTTCTTTTGTTTCTTACTCATTTTGATAATGATTTTAAATTGTTAAACACTACTTTTAAAATTAATACTTTATTTATAACACTCAGATGACAATCATGTTAATCATGATGTATCATCATAGTTAGATGTTGGTAAATTAAGTATTGGTGGTCTTAAAAGTTTAGACTGATTTAATACTTTGGGCAAGGACTTATTGTGGTGTGCAAATGATTTAACACATGATGTCTGACCCACAGGGTTTTGAGTTGCCTCGATTGCATCATCAAGGTTGTCTGTCACTAGAAACGTTAGTTTCGACAACCCTTCTGATACCTGTGTGGACTTTGTGTCAAGTTTGCATACCTTAGCCTTGTTTGTCCCCATAGACTCTATTGCGATACGAGCAGCGGTAAAACCGCCAACAAAAGCAATTAGAAGAGTCCAGAATAGTTTGTTGCTCTCGTTATATCTTCCGATACAAAAGATTGCAAACAACCCTAGGATAAACAAAAATAAAGTCATTTGTTAAATTTTATTAATTGAACTTTGAATTTGCTTGCGCGTTCTTGATAAAATCGACTTAATAGTTCCAGTAGGAACACACAGAGCTTCACTAATTTGTACAACTGTTAAATTTTCTACATAATATAATTCCAATATACGTTTCATGTGTACGGGGAACTTTTCAAATTCCTCTAATATCTTTTCATATGCCAAACGATTGACTAGTTCGTCTTCACTTGAAGAGATTTGAGTTGAAGCAGTTAGTCGGTCTGTTTCAACTTCGGCACGTTGTTTCAATCGGATACTACGTAGATAATCTATTGCTGTACGGTTTGTTAAAATTCTCAGCCATCCTCCAAAAGAAGAATAATCTGTGAATTTTGAAAGTTTGTGGTAGACTTTAAGAAATACGATGTTAGCAATATCTTTCGCTTCATCCATATCCTTAATATAAGAAAATAAAATGCTTTCTACAAAGCCTTTATATTTCTCAAACAACTTACTAAAAGCAAGTTGACTACCTTGTTGAGCTTCTCTGATTAGCAAAATCTCTGATTCTGTGATTCTAGGATTTTTCATAATCAAAATCGTTTATTAGCCTGTCACTGGCATTACGGATACGATAACCGCTTTTAGTAGATATAAGCTAAACGAATAACTCATACCTTAGAACGGTAGGTCTTTTACTCTATTGTCCCAATATAATTTCCACAATGCACTAGCAATTGCTCCATGTATGTCCTGTAAAAATATTGTACTTACATTACATTTCATAAGCATGCCTGTAAATATTCGCAACAGAACACCTAAACTATTATAGTTAAGTAATTCTATTTTTAGGAATATATTGTGAAACATCCAATCAATACATAATTGTATTTGTTCGTTTTGCATTTCTTCTGGAACTGACCAATTGAGATTTTGATGTAATTCTACAATTATTTCTTTTCCCGAAAAGTGCTGATGAATATACAGTCTATTATATTGTCCAGCTGATAAAAACCACCATTTATTACCTAGCTTCCAAGTTGTTGGAAAATCATATGGTATTGGTTTAATCTGTTTTTGTTTCATAACGTACTGATTAGATAGTTACAAAGTTTCTCCTGCCATTCTTCATTGAGACTTGATAAGAAATTCTTTTTAATCTTTTGTTTTATCGTATAGATATTCAATCCTAATGATAATGAATTGTTATATTCGTTTTGAACATAAATATACTTTACTCTAAACCAATTGACCCAAGTTTCTACATTTTGCCAATAATGAGTTTCCTCTTCTGACAAATTGTCCCACATAATACTTTTGTGGAAATCAAATTCTCTATATTTTTTACTTATACCTAAAATAATTCTAGTAGCTTCATCTCTGTCTTTTTTATCAGACAAGAATTGTACAAAATTATGATAAGTATGGTCTATCCATCGCTCTTTGGCTTTACACCATTTAAGAGCAATATCTATTGTTTTGGGAAGTCTATCTCTTAACATTCCCTTGTAGCCGTTTGTATTCATATTGATTACGTTTTAGTACACCAGGTAGGACTCGAACCCACAACTAAGAGTTTAGAAAACTCCTGCTCTATCCATTGAACTACTGGTGCAAAAGTACGTAGATAGGCCTTCTCTACGTACTAAAAAGACCCTATTCTTTTTCGTTTTAAGCGCATATATTATACCTTCTGGGTAGCTAATCCATCCAATACGTTATAATTGCTTAGAACGCAATTAAACAGGTAAATATACGTGTTTATGTAAGCTGACTCAATGGTTCTTGTTACGACACGTGCATCTCTTGATATATTGCACGAACATATGTTTCTCTAAACCTTTTTGTTCGGCTCTCTGGCTCAGATGCAACGTATTTTTGATACTAATATAGTTTTACTTCCGTATTTTCAGAAGTTCGTATTCCTACTGGCTCAAAGGCTCTTGTAGCTGATGTTAATTCATCAGACGAGGTGTTCTATACATGACGACAACGTCATACATTAAACTAAATCTTTTCCTCCTCTGTTAACCACTGGTTCTAAGACTCTCGATTCTGAATACTGATTTTGCACATCACTAGGTGTTACCACCAATAGCAATATTGACCCTCGAAAGAGTCGCGCAACTCGCGTGTGTGCTTTTCGAGCTCTTCATTGACCTTACTGATGTCTTCTCTGGTCTTTCTATTCGACTCTTCGAGAAGTTGACCATACTCGTTTGGAGTAATAACTTGGTCGGCAGGAAGTTCTTTGTCCTCTCCGTCACGACCAGTAAGTCTGTTAAGGAGAGTAGCGTTTCTTACGAGAGCTTCTTTCGTGGCTTTCTCTTCACCGCGCCTAGCACGTAGCTGCAACAATGATTTCTTGACATTGAAGTCAGCACGCAACATTGCGTCCATAGCTTCTTTCTGCTGCTTCTCGTCTTTTTGCTGTGCAATCTTTTCGATTGCTGCATTAATGTTCTTACGTTGCAGAGTGTTGTCCTTGCGGATATTGTCTACTACGTTCTCCATGCTCAAAGCAACAGGTTGTTCTACTTTCTTTTGTTCTTTTGCCATTTTGATAATGATTTAAAAATTCTTACTATCGCCATCATATTTATATTTTTCGCGCTTATACGGGATGGCATTTACGTGTTTAGCGCGTTCTTGTTTTCCGTTTTTGACTACCTTATGTTGGTCATCATACTTTTTAGCACACATTGAAGAAGATTCGGTTGCCTATGCTGTACATTGTTTCAATGAAATGTTTCTTTACATTGCATTTTTTAGCAATGTTGGCAAATTGTGTTTCGTCTATTTTTGACAATACACTATGTACTTGCATAAAGTCGTGTAAAAAGTCATTATCACTCTTTACTTTGTCCAGAATAGCAAAAACATACGTAATTGCTGGCTTCGAATCCGTATAGCCCAGTCTTGTTTTCATGAGATTGACTAGTTCCACGATTTCGTCTTTCCTTTGAACAATTGGCGTAAAGTTAAGTATTGCATTGTCGATGTTGTTTGTATCGAACACTGCAATAGAAATCTTGTTTTTGTCTTCTTCTTTGACCATTTGAGAAACAATAACTGCAATTTTTGCAATTTGTTCCTCGTTCAATTCTGCGCCATAATAGCGCACAACGAGCGCCCTATTCATCTTTTGAAGTTGTTGTTAGTTGTAACGATGCAATACTGTCAATCTCCTCTTGAACCTGTTTGTGTTCTATCTTTGGTTCGAGGTTGTCAAATATCTTCTTGCCTTCTAAGTATTGTTCGGCAATTGTACTTTTTGACAGTTTGGCACCAGTGTTTTGTAATACGATGATAACTTTTTCCAATGATTCTTCTGGTATACATCGAAATACAGAGTCCTCTCTAAACTGCTTAATGTCAGCAGCTTGGTAGTCGAGTGCTTCTTCAAAAGAAGAGAACTCTGGGTTTGCATACAGCTCATACTGTTTTGCAAACTCTTTTTGCTTTTCTTGTGGCGATTCACCTCGACAAGAAGTCAGGCTCATAATTCCACACAATGCAGCAACGATTAAAATAAATGCTATTACTGCACTAAATAAATGTTTCATAATTTTGATAATTTTTGAAAGTTTATTAAATATTTAATATCCAGTTTTACGGAAACTTGGAAAAACCGTAGTACAGATTTACTGTGAGTTAAACCCACAGTAAACCAGGAAGTATGACGGGCCTTAGTGTCTATTGCACACATTAAGGAATTTTTCCTCGTCTCATGCACTTTGCGCCCACACAATGTGTACAAATTTTAATCTTCCTTGTACCTCGAACAGGAGTCGAACCTGCACGGACTATGTCCGAGGGATTTTAAGTCCCTTGTGTCTACCAATTTCACCATCGAGGCATAAAAAGTATAATACTTTCACAAGCACTATACTTCAAAAGTATTCGCTAATACTGGCATTCTGTTTGCTTATTAAAGATAATAACGTTAAACATTTAAAATTGAATTAAATAAGTAAAATGGACTTCTTGCTCTGTGTTTACAGGCTTGCAACTGTCTTTGGCCACATTAAGAAGTCTTTTTAGAGGGATGGATTGATTCCACCCCTCTTGGTTTTCAGTCTTTTTCGGTCTGGTCTTCTTCTACTATACGGCACCAACCAAAATAAACTATTACACAGCCCGACAACATTAATATTATTAATATTATCAAGTTTAAACTTAGAGCTAATGTACTAAATCCCGTCATAAGTTGCGGTTTTGTAATTAACTCTACTAACGGAATCACAGCCATTATTAGCAGTATATTTCCGTATAAGAATGTTAGGCCTTTGCCAAATAATTTTTTCATATCTTTTTAAATATAATTCCTGCTAACTCACAGTCAATACGTGATTCTTTACTACGCTCGTCTTTCATTCGAGGACAGCCGAACAGATTATCAAACATACATCCTCTGCATCCAGATTTGCGCGTAACAGCACGTACAATTACACCGTTAATATTAGCAAATTGTCCTGGTTTTGGAGTTTTCATACGCGTTTAATTAAACATGTCGAATCTGCTTTGATTTCTACATTGTTTTTTGCGATAATGCATGAATTGTTTTCTGCTGTTATTTTTACATTGTCTTGTGCTTGTATATAACAGGTATTTGTTGCTTTAACTGTTACGTTATCTAGCGCAAATGCCATACAATGTTCAATCTCTATCTTTGAATTGTCTTCTGCTAGTACTAAGCTACAATATTTGATGGCAGCTTCTGCATTACCAGATACATTTATATCGCCACACCAATCTGCATGTATTTTCGAATTATCATAACAACATACGTTGCTATTTTTACACATTGCAATCGTATTATCTCTAAGTATTACAAAACCATCTCTGCAATATACCAGTGAATTTTCTCCAATTGCATTCATCATTTCGTTTTCAACAAATATGCACAGGTTTTTGTCATCTGGTAAATATTTTGCTTCATAATTAGTCTTGTTGTAAAGTACGCCAACCTTTTCAAATTGAGATTTGTATCTTTTCAGATATGAATTTTGTATAATACCTTTACCACATAGAGAAAAGAACTCTTTTCTTATGTAGGCTGTCAATTCTTCTTTTGAAAGAATTGGTTCAATTCTTGCTCTTCTACAAAAGCTTTTAAGAAATTGTTCAAATGTTATCATAACCAAATTCTAGTTTTTAGTTCAACTCTGATTAATGGTTGAAGTTGTCTTAATTGACCAAATCTATTTTCTCCAAGTATATTTGTACGTAATACTTTTGTTACGTTACCATACTCAAAGTATAAGTATTGGTCTAGTTCTACAATGTAAACAGCGATTATGCCATCTCTGTTTACATTGTATACTTTTTCCCAGTTTTTAGACGGTTCTCGTTCTATTGTTCTTAAACCGTTTAATATTTTCTTAAATGTAGTTTTATTTACACGCAAGATGTATTTTGGGATTTTGACAAATTCATCCTTATTTAACACTACTGGCTTATTACCAGCTGGTGAGCTGGCCAGCAACTCATTACCTTTGGCTTTATGAACCAGATAATAAGCGCCAACCAGCGTACCATTTGTTGTTATCCTTCGTACAATGTCTCCTGCTTTCATTTTCTTATAAGTCTAGGTTTGTACCTAATGAGAGATACTATTTGGCCATTCTTAACTTTAATACCTAATGTAGGCTTCAAGTTATTCTGACCACATAGTTTTACGTAATCTAGAACGGTTTGTGATATAGGAATGAGTTCCTCGATACCATTCTTTTCGTCTTTGTAAACAGCGTAGGTTTTTACCTTACCAGACTTTGATTCAGTCTGAACGTACTTTACAATACATTCAGTTTTACACAACACAGTGTCTGGTTTTACAGTTGTCTTTGTTTGACCAAATACGTTTTTGGTAAACAATAGCATAATCATCATGATAAATGCTATAATGAGCCACTTAGGGTCTATTTCAATTTCTTTTTTCATTTTGATAATGATTCTATGTAAGTTAAACACTTAGTGATGATGTCACGCTTTGCTGCAAAGATGTCTTTGTAGAGCTTTCTTTTTGGATAGAGAAATTTATCTTTGCCTTTGTTGCTATATAAAGCGAATGCCTCGAAACATATTATTTTGTTATAAGACATAACACCCGCACATGTAAGTACCATTATTACAATACTATATTTTTCTCTTATCCAGTCGATAACATCATTACACTTAGGAATAGAAGTACATTGATGTTCACCAGAATATTCGTACCAATATTTGCGCTTCTCCGCATTCCAATTCATGGGTCTATCGACCTTGATTTGATTGCCTGATGCGCAATGATATGTTGAACACGGTAAGTTGTATCCAAGTTTACGTAATCGTTTAGCTTGGAGAAGTGTTACTCTATTATTCATTTTGTTACAATAAATGTTCCTTCCAACTTACAGCCGTATGCCTGTAACAGCTCTTTTAATGAGCGGTTTAGACATTTGGCTGCTTCTGGCGTACATTCGGTAAATAGCATGGTTGAATTACCACACTTAAACCACATACGCCTTCTCTGATTACCTAGTTTATCGACTGTTTTAGTCTTTTTTCCTAGGTTGATGGAGTTGATTTTGAAATCTCATACTAGATGTCTTGGAAGAATTGTAATACTTTCCCTACTGGTTGTCCGAGTACAGATGAAACAAGTTGTACATCATCTTTGTCTTCAATTCCCGTAAAATCAATAAATTGATTGCTACGATTGAAGTGTAGAGTGATGTTGAACTTTTTTAATTCTATTTCTCGAACAGGAGTAAAGGTTACTTTAAATCCATGACCATAGAACTCTTTGAGCTCTTTTTTGGTCATACCGTTTTTAGGAGGATTACGCCATACTTTGACGTATTTACCTTTTTCAGCATCGTAGACATAGGATTTGCGCCTATGCTTAGCGAAAGATTTGCGTTTCTTTTCGCCTTCGATATGAACGGTCTTGCGTAACTTGGGCAGCATTGCTTCTGTGAGAATGGTTGGTTTTTCTGAATTACCTTTCTTATTCATACCTTGTCTTTTTAGATTACAAACCCAAATCTTCCCCTTCTTGTTGTTTCTTCCACCAACGCACAACAGATTCGTACTTCTGTGTCACTTCAATCATGCGACCACCTTTGAGTACAATTACTGCGTTTCCGCCTTCGTCTTCAAAAATGTGAGATACATCTTCAAAATCAATACATACTCTCTTGTTGATAGTATTGTTTTTAAAACATTTCAACATCATAATATTTACCCCATAGCAGGATTTAATTAAGCTATGATTAAATTGCCACTTTCGTGACCACACCAGACAGTTCCTATAAGTGTTACTATTATTCACACAGGGGCTGACAACAATTAGTGCACTAGTAGGTAATAAGCCTACATTTCTCCGACAGCATGGAGCGTAATCTATATGTTATACGATAGTGCTGGAACGATTTAGTTTCTGGGGTGAATCGTTAATTATGCATTTTACACCTAAAACTTACTGAATGTAAGAAACTGGTGTCCTCAATGACTTGGAAAGTTATTAAGTTTTTTGGTATAATAGTTACTGCTAAATTCAAATAAAACAAAAGTGCTTGTCTTCACAGATTTACACTTTCCAAATTCCGTAATCCTTTCATCTTTGCAGACTACTCAGCGAAATTTCGTATCAATTCCATTTCTTTCACCTTCACAGGTTACTTTGCGAAATATAATTCTTTTTACTATGAAAAATTAAAAACGTCGTTCGTTCTCCCTTCTGGATTTGCACCAGAATCTTCATAATACCTATGATGCTCTGACTAGATTGAGCTAAGGGAGAAATGTGTAAAAATCCCATCAATCACAATATATGGATAAACTACACATAAATATTATTGTGCACAATAATATTCGTTTTGTTGATAAGGCTTTATTAATAAATAATAGCTCGGATTCGGTTATCAGCCTCCTCTTTTACTCTTATATGTCCACATACACATAAAAGTGAGTTTCTCGTTAGGTGAGACGCAAACTATTCAACGGGCCGTAAGCTATTGGCCATATATGATTGCATTCATTCGCTTACCCCTTCACTATTTATACAGGCTTAGGACTGTCACTGTGGTGTGGCTAGTTTAGGTAATACTATAAAAACACTACTATTCTCACGAACCGTAGTATTAGAAAGAAAATTATATATCAACGTCGTTCATTCTGTTGTTTATTCAAATATCTTCAACCATTGTTCCTTGGTTATTTTTACTTTGTTTTCATATAAAGATTGATAATTCCAAGCATAGTTAGATATTGTTTCTAGAACTCCTTTTTCATACCATAAACCACTTGTATTTAACACTGCTACTGCAAATGTTATACAGCTATTTTGTACAATGATATATGTTGTGTACTTGTTCTTTGAAGTTCCAAAAAAGCTGTTAAACACAACATAGTATTTTTTATTATTCATCGAACTGTTGTTTTATAGGTTTGTAGGGAGCTAATTCATCTCTTTCGAGATTTGTTAAAGAATCAATGCGCCATTTTTTGTTTAAATAATTTGAACCTGCGTCTGTTTCTAACACAGTATCATCTTCTGCTAGATTTGTGGAGTCTAGGAGGCTTTCTACTGCGTTGTAGTACGCGTTGTATGCTTTAATAACCTCAACCTTGTACGGAAGAGTGTTAAAATTGGCCATTTCTAATGGGGTGAGCATTTTGTAACCCCAAGATGACATCACTACGATATGTGTGATTATGCCAAGTACTGCCCCGATGAGGAGCAGAATAAGACTTTTGATAAATCTTTTCATATATAACGGGTTTAAGTTTTATCATTAAATATAATTAGGTTTCAGTTTTCCGTGTGAAACACTCTCAAAAGCCACGTGTTGATTATTTATACTAGTCAATCCGAACTAGTTGAAACCGTACATAATTTCGACATAGAAAGATGCATATTAGAGTACGGTTTGTAATATAGTTAATTCAGAGGGTTAGACCTAAGTGGCGTTACTCATACATTAACTATATAAAATAAAGAGCAGCAGTGTGGCAACCTTTGTTGTGTGCTCAAACGCTAAGCGAACCACTGCTGTAAATGTTCAATGCGGATAAGCCTGCCTACTGCGTAACTTGGTGTTACCAAGGTGTTACGCTACCTCAGATTACATTCTCCTTACTGAGGAGATGCAAAATCCCTTACATCAGATGATAATTACCATCGGCATCGCAAGATTTGATAATTTTTTCCATAGAAGCGCCGTAGAATACATAACACATCATCCCTAATGCGTTAGTAAAGTATAGAGTATCTTTATTGAAAGTCTCTCTATATTCACCTCTAATAGCTTTACCAAATAAATCTTGAATACCTTCGATACCGAACTTATATTCGGCTTCTGATGTAAAACTAACGATAAGATGAACATAGTTATTATAGATTGTAACTTCTGCCCAACGTACGGCGTTATCACCGTATTTATCGTTAATTTGTTTGTAAATCTCTGGATATGTGCGTTTGATATAACGCTCTAACCAGTATTTACAATTGAAGGATATTATTTCTACTGAATTTTTCATAGAAATATTAAAATACCCCAACTTTACACAATTCTTACTAAGAACTATTCACAGGTATATGTCTGCTTTTATGTGCAGAGTTCCTCTTTGTTGTATGTGTGAGTTCACACGCCACTAGAAAGCTCATTCGCCGTTTAAATCCTGTCTCTTCTCGGAATACTATCTACTGCTTTAATGTTAATATTAAACCAGGATGTACCAGGATACCTTTTCAGGCTCTCTTTTGCTCATACGATGTTTTGTAAAAGATGTCTAGTGTTGTATAGACCGCTCACCATGCTACATGAAGTAGTTTAGGCTTCTTTGATTTTATAACTAAATCCCTATACCGACTTAATTAACCAATTATACTATTGGAAGTACACTTATCCTTGTGCTAATGTTTAATGGATTAAATATAAAACAGCGTAAACCTTATAGCTGTATCAACATAAGAAAGATTACTAATCAGTCTTAGTCATTTCACTTTTTTACCAAGTGTGTGTTCACTTACCGCGTACCAACGGTATCGCCTTTTAGCTGGTCTTTTTCTTGGCTTCCAACCAGCACCCTTTCGGGCTATTCCGCAGTGATTCGACGTTATATGCGGATGGGTACTATACAGACTACTCACCATAGATTTCTCCTTAGGCTTCTGCGTACTTTTACATAATCCTCCCTGTACCGAGTATTATAACCAATTACTTGGAAAGTTTCTATTTATGAGAGCATGTTTAAATGCTCCAAAAAACAGACCGCCCTTCGGCAGTCCGTTCGTCGTTTAGCCATATATTAAATATGGCTATTCCTCGTCTTCCTCGTCTTCGTTGTCAACGGGTGCGGTTTGTGAAATGTTACCATTTTTCACAGTAGTTTCACTTCCATCAATTGGTGTCAAACGGCCTTTTGCGATGCCGTTAACAAGGCCAGATTTAGCCAATTGTACGGCTTGTTCGCGGTCACCCATTACGGCTAAATGGTATGTTTTGATAGTTCTGGTTTCTCCATCCCTTTCAAAGGTAACACCTTCAAAGTCTGATATTTCAGACACAGGAATATCGAAACAATTTATTTCGGGGATATTAATGCCAATTGGCATAATCCCTAGGAATTCCTTATAAGCGGCCATGCGCTTAAATTTGCCGTTCTCCCCGATTAGTTCGGGAAAGATGCGCGATAAATCAAAGCTTAATGTGTAAGAGTTAGCAGAGCCGAAAGCCCCTTTTGCTAGCATAGTAGCTAGCGAGCTGCTTTTTTCAGTTGTCGGACTGAATACACACGTTACAATTGATGTGTTAGAAGCTTTATATGTGGCTTCGTCTTGGATAATGTTAATTAGTTGTGCCATTGTTGTTTTGTGTTTGTTAGTGTAATGTTAATGTTATCCCCACAATACGCACGCCACATATAATAATGTGCGTGGGATAGAACATGTGGGGGTGTTTCCATCCGATAGTCGATACAGGGGTCAGATTTATTGCTATTACTTATTTTTACATTCACAAAACAATTTTAAAATAAAAAATTTTAAAAATAAATATCCCCAGTTGAACTTAATCAACCAGGGATATTCTAGAATTACGAAACCCTTCTGGGGTTAAACTAGCAACAAATGCATTATTTGTTTCTTGCATCTCTTTTATCTCATCTTCTGTCATTTGTTGATAATGTTGTAACTTTTGTATACCATTTAGAAAGGCGTTTTGCTGCTCCCTTAATTTGTTTTGATGTTTCATCTGTTGTATATGGACCTATAAATCGTAAGTACTCCACCTCAGTCATGTGATATGGGTCATTACAGTAAAACTCCATTGAATTAATTAGTGCGGCTTTTTGTCTAGCGTAAGTTTGTAATTCATCGGTATATACTGTAAATTTACAATGCTCTTCTTGTGTCAATTCTTTACCTTTAAATAGTTTTTTCTGCAATTTAAATAATTCTTTCCTTTTCTTTACACTTGGCCTTATTGGTATTATGCTGAACGCTATATTCTTTGGGTTTATATCTATTTGTTTCATTTGCTCGACATATTGTTGATACAGACCAGCTGCTTGTTGAAAATCTTCTAAACTCATTGATGATTTTATACCCATATTGTTACTTCTCCTCCCTCTATTGTTTTACATTTTACGGGTGTCATAGCCTATATTTGTGCCAATAATCCATCACCTACATATACAAAATTACCATCTTTATCCACGATTCTTTTGGTATTCTTTCGTGTATTCTCAACGCTAATCATGGCCAAAAATCTACTTTATTTTCATCTAATATTTGCATTATAGTACAGTAATCAGACCTGTCAAATGTATCAGCTATACGTTCATACACTTCATGTGGAATCATTCCAGCAACACTGTTGTTATGAAATACTGTTGTATAAAACTTACCATCTATCTTACTTCTATGGGTTACTCCTGCCCAGTTATCATGCTTTTCCATCATCTTTTTTATCTTTATTAGACCATATACCTGTAATACTATCTACACCCAACATTGCTGCTGAACCTAATAGTACACTATCTACTACAATAGGTGCTTGTTTATCTACGATTGTACAATATACCATTACTCCTACGCAGATAAACCATCCTAATACCCCACATACACGTTTACTGCTTATGCTCCCCTTAGTAGATACTAGGATGGATTTAATTATCTCTCCTGCTTTCATTATCGTACAATTGAACTTATTAGAGCTATTGTTCCAAATTGGAACGCTTGACCTATGACTCCTCCAATCATTGTAGCAGCCCAGTCTAGCCAATCAAATTTATTTCCATACTGTTTATCTTTATATTCAGCAGCTAATGCAGCGCCAAATGTACACAGTATTGTACCGAATGCGGCTGTTAAAATACCAGCATATACGTGCTTTGGTCGATTACTTTCTTTCAGCCATTTTGGTATAATTTTATTTATAATAGATTTAATCATAATATAATCTCCTTTAATTTATTAGCTAATTTTTGGGCATCTGGGTGAGCTGATTTAGCACACCTTAGTCTAAAAAACTCATACCATTGAGACTCTGTACCAGTCATTAGTAGCTCTGTTTTTGTAGCATTTGGGAGTATTGCACGAGCCTCTTCTGGTTTTAACTTATAGTCGTTTATCATTGTAAGATATGCCTTTTCGGCATCTAGTAGTTGTTTATCAAAGAGTAATCTAGCTTCTTTTGGTGTTTCTTCTGTATACCAATAAGGCATTACAAATGTGATAATATTGTTAAATTTACTTTTTGTATAGTTACAATAACGCTAGCTTTCCATTAAGAATGAGAATACTCTGTGTCTTACAAATTCGTGTGATATACCTCTATCACATATAAAATCAGCTGTAATTCTACGTTCATGACTATCTGTTGGTTCACATATGTACTTTAAGTCTTGCAATAATTCTGCTTCATACATAAAGCGGTAGTTTGTAGTAATGTACCATCCACTATCTTCTGAAATATAGCATGTACAAAATGGACTTAATTGGTATGAATCTGCACCAACACCTTTTGGTAAATGTAGATAGACTGTACCGTGTTCTAGTGGAGACATATGACCTAACTATATTAGTTTTTCTACAAATTTCTCAGCACTGGTACTATTTCCATATATGTCGTATGTGATATTATCTTCTGATTTATACGCTAATCTACCAGCCTTTTCTATCTGTTCATACACACCTTGTATACCTGGTTTTTGTGCTATAACCTTTACTGAACTATGTACTAAATTCATGATTTATTTCTATTATTTATTATTACTTGTAATCGCTCAAAACTAATTGGCATGTAGTTGTTATTGTCTACGCCGACGTCATATTGTGTAGTACGTAAAGTCTTTGCTTTTTCTGTGTCGTTTGTACTTATCTCTTGGCCACTGTGTATATGTCCGAATAACTGCCATGCACCATGATGGTCTCCATTAAAACACAACATTGGATAGTGACAAAGAACTATATTTTGTGTATCAATCTTAATCTGTTTGAGATTACATATTTCTTTAAATATTCCAGCTTTTTCAAGTTGTGTTTGCATATAATAATCATGGTTGCCGAGAATAAGATACTTGGTTCCGTTCATCTTGTTGAACAACTCTTTTAAAACCGTAACTGAACAAAACCCTATATCTCCTAATACAAATACTACACCATCTTCTGGTACAACTGTATTCCAATTGCTAATTAAAGCAGCATTCATTTCTTCTGCATTTATGTATGGCCTACCACAAAACGTAATTATATTTTCGTGGTTAAAGTGTAAATCAGATGTAAAAAATACTTTGGTTTTGTCAAACTTTTCCATTACTTACCTCCTCAAATTCGGTATATGGGATGCCGTCTTTTTCTTCAATTTTTTTCTTAGTTAATTCTTTATCTAGGTCTTGTAGAGCCTTATCTTTTTCTTCTTTGTTGGCCTTAATTCTAGATGTTATTTCTTTAAGCATCGCTTCTCTTTCGCTAGCATATTTAGGGTCCATTAACATTCTAGTTAGTACAGCCTGTGCGTTCTTATAACCCTCATAATCTTTAAGGTTACCGTTTTCATCTTTCTCTGTACCAAGCTTATCTACTAAGTCTGAAAGCTCTTTTATTGTATAGTCTTTTAACCCATCTTTTCCTGCTTTACGTAGTAAGTTACCTTGTTTGTCGTATAGATTTGCGTATTTATTTATCTTTCCCATTGTTCACTGTCTTTATTGTACAATCCATGTTTTAGTCTATATTTCTGCTCTTTTTGTATTAGTTCAAGAGCTTGCTTAAACTTATCATCTGTTACAGCCTGCTTCAAAGTGTAGCACGTATTTTGAGCATTCTTTTTCTACTTCTTTTCCATCATCATCAAGTACAATGTGTGTATATTTCTGTTCATCTAACCACTTGTAATAGCTAGTAAAGGCCTATTTTCTTTCTAATCTAGTGCTGTACTGATGTATACATCTAAGCATCTGTTTAGCATCAACAGCCCCTCTTGCACGTAGATAAGATATATCTTCTAAGAAGCTTTCTACACCCTCTAAACCAAACTTATCTTTAAGTGTTTCATATTCTTTTCTAGCCTGTAAGAAGAATGGATTATCTTCTTCATATTGCAGTGTCCCAGTAGCAATGTACGTAGCATTTAATGGCGTACCGTGGATGAAAAAGTATTTACACGTATGAGTAATTGGCTTATTTAAAGTCTTCAAAGATAGAAAGTCTGCATAGTATAATATTGCATTTAATTCTACGTCATTCATGTATTTTGTATATGTAAATCATAACTGATTATAATAACGCCCTCTAAAATAGCGTTTATTTGCGTTCTAAGCGATTATCTCCATGTGACTGGGCAAGTATACCAGAACGTATATTTAAAGCGCTTATATCGAAAATAAACTATATTTTATGTAAGACTTGGATATTATATAATTTATATTAGCTTAATATAGTATTATATATCTTACAAATAGTATAATCTATATAGTCTTACGATAGTATAAGTTATATATAGTTCTATAAATAGTATAGTATATATAGTCTTACAAATAATATGTTCTATATAGTATATATCTATATAATCTATATATACTTCTCTAATCCATCTTAACCCCCCTATAATCCCCCCTTCTCTTCCTTATAACGTAAAAAACTCAAAAAAGTTGCATATTTAACAAAATATTTTTCATTTTGCAACCAAATGCGTAAAAATTTACGTTATGGGGTCAAATTTGCAAAAATAAAAAGCATGACAAAGAAAATTAAAGTAATTTCTCCGTTCTACGGACTTGAAGTTGGAGATACGCTTACGTTATCAGATGACGGTAAGATGTATTTACTTGAAGTACACAAGGGTGTAAATTCAGAGACAGGGTTACAATCTACATTCGATTTCGTTTTCAAGATTGGCGCAAATAAAGCAAAAGAGCTTGTTGAGCTTGGCACATTTGCCTACGTTGAAGAAGAGAAAGAAAAGAAATCTTCATCATTCGTAAACGTTTTTGATGAAATTGACAACCTGCTCGAAGAGTTCCAAGAAGAGGCTAAGAAGTTTGTTAATACCAACGAAGACAAACCAAGTTGGTTACAAAAAGAACATTCAAACGTTATCGAAAGTAACATCGACCTTTTGATGTATCTTAAATCTTTGAAGAAGTAATGGAAGACAAAAAGATTATAGACCAAACAAAGTTAGCAGAAGATATTGCTGCTAAGATTGATTACGAATTTACCGATTTGTTTCTAGTAAAAAAGCTAGACCCAATTAAAGTAAAGAAAGAATTTAGTAAACCAATTCCGTCAAAGAAACAGAAAGACGGCGATGTAATTGATTACGACAAGGTTGAGACTGAGGTTAAGGAGGTTGATTCAGATTATGCAAAAGGCGTAGTGATTAAAGTTCCTATGACTTACAAGGCTGATACAAATCGCAGAGAAGATATACAAGTTGGAAATGTAATTGTATTTAAGCCAGGCTTAGCTCAAACGTTCGATTGGTTGAAAGATTCAGTTCTTATTTCTAGATTCGGAATCATCGCTATTCAGAAATGATAACATTAGAATAGATAATAAAAGAAGTTCAAAAAGAAACTGGTTATGATGAACAATCTGTTACAGCTGTATGTAGACATCCTTTTAACTTTACAGAAAAGAAGATGAAAGATGATGATAATACATTGGCAATATTGTTTCATGGATTGTTTAAGTTTAAACTAAAAAATAAATTTTTAAAGCTAATACAAAATGGCAAAGAAAGTAAATAAGCCCGCATTTGTAGTTGATGTAGTTGATGTCACTAAACCAGAAGCCTGGATACATAGGATGAATCAAGCTAAGTGTAAAGCTAAACTGCCAATCTCTATTTATGATTATGACTATGCTGTACAAGAGTGCGGTGTGGAAGGTTACAATAGTGGCTTTGATGAAGGTTTCCAATACGGTGAAGCCGTTACAATGCTTAGCACTGAAACTAAGCCTGTTGAAAAGAAGCAGAATGTTGTAAAGCGCTTTTGGAATTGGTTGACTAACAATAAGTAATCATGAAGTACCTAGCATTAGATGGATATTTAAAATACCAGGATGAAGAGCGAGGACGTCCACGAGATATAAACGGTTTTATATATTGTGCAGCGTTGGGACAACTCTATAAGCTGGAAGAAGATTCAGACATAGCTCATATTATACACAAAGATGGTGAGTTTATGACTGAGCACAAAAGCTTCAATCGTGGTACAATAATACTAATTACGTACAACGATGATATAATCGACATCGCAGACGGAAATAGAATGTCTGAATATATCACGGAAGTTGTTGACGAACGAATACAAATGCGCAACAAAGCAGAACAAGCTGAAACAAATTGTAAACATTCATGCGCTGGATAAAACATATAAGTCTCTAAGCCGTAGACTTAAATAACGGCTTATCCCTCCCTAGGTGGTGTAATTGGTAAATCAGCACGACAAGACACTAAATGATGTTTAATGTAGATGTACGTTCGACTCGTACCTTAGGGGCTCTGAAAACATTATACGCATCAAGCGTTTCATATTCATATGTATATTAGAACTAAGATGAGTGCAGCATCTATAAAACTGCACATATCGCGGAGTATATCAGAGGTAGATAACCAGGCTCATAACCTGTGAGGTCGGCGGTTCGAATCCATCCTCCGCAACGACTATGAGAAATTAATTTTTATATTTTTAGTATTTGAGGTTATAGACGTTGACGTGTGAGTCTTTAAACAGCGTCATAACGCCCTATGGTGTACGGTGGCACTGGCGGTCTCTAAAACCGCATATCTTCTGAGGATGACAGGGTGGGTTCGACTCCTACTAGGGCGTCTATATAAATTAATATAAAATAATACATGGAACTAAAAATTAAGAGATTGAACGACAAGGCTATAATGCCTATACGCGCACATAAGAATGACGCAGGACTTGACCTTACAGCCATTGATATTACACTAGAACTCAATGAGGTTGGTCAAACAGTACTTGTATATCATTCTGGACTTGCAGTTGAAATTCCAGAAGGTTACGTAGGCTATCTCTTTCCTCGTTCTAGCATTGCTAACAAATCAATGTTTCTAACCAACTGTGTTGGTGTAATTGATGCTGGTTATCGTGGCGAAATCATTGCAAAGATGCACATTACAACAGATGTTCGTCCTTCTGTATACCAAGTTGGAGAGCGTTTTGCACAATTGATTGTAATGCCGATTCCAGAAGTTACAGTAACTGAGGTAACAGAACTTAGCGAAACAGAACGCGGGGAAGGTGGATATGGTTCCAGCGATGAGAAATTGAGCGCACTGAATAATAATTCTGCACAGGAAGCTAGCAGCACAAACGATGCCGTACAAGCTGAGCAAGAATTTGAGTCAGAAGCGGTGGTGTCAACGGAGGGCACCGAAGTAAGTAAGTGACGCGTAACTAACTTACATGAGATGGCGTACATAGACTGGCAATATCTCACAGGTAAAAAGGGGGTCCCGATAAGGGGTCCCCTTTCCTTGTTTGTATAATCTTTTAATTATAGCACATGAAAAAAACAAAACTATTTGGCACTAGGATTATTGATAACATAGATATACCTAGGACTCCAAAAGTAATCATGTTATAGCGTGGTGAATATATCAACAACCATTAGTTTGAAGATGGGGATATATTTGATGCCAACTCCATTAAACGTATTGTAGAGCGTTTATAGGCACAATAGCCAGATATAAACATTGATGAAATATTAAAAAAAATAAAGCAGAATGGTCGTAAGTCTGATGTATTGACAATAGATTCAATAGATATGACAATATATACTATTGATGATACAAACGTAGCAAATACTTATGATAAAATAGTATACAGTGACGCACATAAAAAATTCCTAGCAATAAAGGCAGGATTTGCATATGCATAGTGGGTATCTACTGATAATTATGGGTCATCTGATGATTACAAAGAAGCATCTACAAAAATAATATACAATAAAACAACAGGCGTACTATATCGTCTGTTATCAACAGGTTTATCAGAAATATCAAGTTCATAGATATATGTTGGACAAATTGCACCAGAAGATAAAAGCAAGTTGTGGATAGACACTCGTGACACTACAAATCTAACACAGAATGATGCTGATGAGTTAAAGAAGATAAAAGCAGCACTCGCTGAAATATACAAAAACATGAGTGTTGTAAATAAAATAATACTCAACGGTGTAGTAGCTGGTGATTCACATTCTAGTGCTAGGGAAATTATCATGCGTTCAGCAGACCCTCTTAAACCAAAGGAGTCAAAAGATATTCCAGGTATAGTTAAAGATAAACCTAATACAGAAGGTATAGAACCTACTGTAAATCATGTATCTATAAAGATGGATACAGTAGCTAATTTCAGTAAGAATAGACAGAACCTAATAGACGGAGAAATATTATTTTATACAGATAAGAAACGTTTGGTTCTATATAAAGATGGGAAGTTCAATCTTGTAGGTACAACAGACGGTGGCTCAGGAGGTTCTGGTGGTGGAATTAGTGTAGAAGATTTATATGCTACGAAACTAAGGTATCTAAACTTTACAGATGGTGAATCTACATACAAAGTAGAAGTAAGTAAGTCTGGTGAGTTTATGATACATAAGAACATACAAACTCCAACTGGTATAGGTAACCTAGATGGGTCTTGGGGAGTATTTATAAATCACCTACTTTGTATAAATGAAGTATATTGTGGTGGACAAGGCTCAGAAGACTGTATGTGTTCACACAACTTCGTAGAACTTGCAAATGGTTCAACAGAAGATATTAACTTAAATGGTATATATTTACTCTATACAGATGGTACACCATATGGTGGAGGTACAAACGGATATAAGTGGCATACCTTACCGCTGAGTGGTGTAATAAAAGCAGGTTCTACATATTTGATACGTGGTGCTAAATGTAATGATTATAATTCTTAGTTCATTGATGTTAATACGTATGACCAAGAATGGTTTTCAAATGGCGAATTAATAAAATTCAGCCAAACTTGTTCTAGCTTCTATTTGTGTGTTGGTAGTCCAATAGATAACTGGGTGTACGATTCCAATGGTAATCTATATGCTGTTGGAGAACTA